CAGGGTCGCCAGGAGGCCCAGATACTTCTCGGGGTCCTTGGCAATCAGCTCATCCACCCGGCGATAGGGGGTGATTTCAGCCTCAAGAGCCGTGACTTTCGATGTAGCTTCGCTCACCTGGGTCTTGACGCGCTCGTTGGCCCGCTTGATGGCGTTGCCGACGATTTTCTGCACCCGGGAGTAGGGCAGGCGGTTCTCGCGCTCGCCCGGCGCCAGCTCCCGCTTGCCGAGGCCGAGGGCTTCGAGTTCCTTCTCTAGGTCGTCTTTCGGCTCCGCTTTCTTGGCTTCGGGCTTGCCGGCGGCATCGGCCTTGTCGGGCTGTCCATCCACAGCTGGCGTACCGTCTCCTACAGCAGAATCACTTCCACCTTCAGGTGCTTCAACGACTGGAGTATCTCCAGCAACGGACTCTTCCGGTAGGGACGGTTCATCGGCTCCTCCTGTGTCGCTGTCCCTCGGGAGGTCAGCGATGCTGTTTTCGATGGCGGCGGTAATCGGGTCGGATGCGGGTGTAGCGACGTTCTCAGGCATGATTGTCTCCGTGACGTGGAGGGACGTAGGTTGTCCTCCGGGTTATCGAATGTTAGCGGCCAAGGTACCTACAGCAGCTCCTGCTAACACGTCAGTGAGCCAGTGTTTACCGGCAGCTATACGAAGCCCGCCAGTTCCGGCAGCCAAGGGCAACGCGATACGAAGCCTAGGTCCGCCAAGGGTAGAGAAAGCAAACGCGGTATGCAGCGAGAAGAAGCTGGTGTTTGGCTGGTCGATTCCGCAACTTGGGGCACAGGGACGTAGCCGGTGCGCGTCCCCCTTAGCGATAGCCCCCGCGATAGCGACTACGCCGAGTCTGGCACCCATAAGAAAGAGGTCGTGCTTGCGGTTATCGCCCTTCCACGCCGAATACGCATCCAAGGCTAGCGGGATGCCAACGGTCGCATAGGACGCAAGGTCCGCTACCTTCCGGGATGTCTGGTTCGGCAGGGGCGGCGTCAAGCGGTCGAACGAAACAGACTGCGCGGACGCTGTCGCGACTGAAATCAAGAACAGTATGAGCGCTAGAATCGCTTTCATATCCATCTCTGGGTGTGCTTTGACTTGTCGGTTCCTTTACCAGGCTTGTGCTCGACATGGCTGACGAGACCTCGCTTTTCCGCTTCCCGGCGCATCTCGGACTTCGAGGTATAGCGGCGCGGAGAGCCGTCAGCGTTGCAGAGTCCGTGCTGCATGGTGACGTCGCACTCATCGCCCACCACGCTGCTGGGGGCGCCGAGCCACGCTCGCTCCATCGTGCCCCCGCAGTCGGGGCATTCGAGGGTCCGCTGCTCCTGGGGCATGATGACGTCGAGCTTTTCGTACTTGCAGGAGGGGCAGAGGTAGTCGAAGCACTTAAGCATTGCCGCCCTCCTTCGAGTAGCCATTTTTGTAGCTGTAACCCCCGATGGTGAACGAAGGTGCCGAGGGCAACTTGCTCATTTCGTAGTCGCAGTGACAAGGCGGATGCATCGAACCTTGAATCAGCACATCACGCTTGATAAGCCCGCATTTAGTGCAGAAGTAATCGAACAACGGCATGGCTACAGTCCTCCTCTGTAACTGGCGAATCCCCCAACCCGCACTGACGAATACACAACCGTTCGAGTAAACCAGCTCACGCCCGCTTCCTTCATCGCTTCGAGGAACACGGCGTCGGCCTGAGGCCTCGTCGCCTTCCCTGGCGTGCGATACAGCCAGTCATGGATGACGGCCGCTTTCCCATACTCCCCAGTCGGGGGCAGCAACGCCCACAGCGGTCTCGGAATCGAAGCAAAATCCGTCTCAAAGCCCGCCGGCACCACGATGGTCTGAGAACTCGCGAGCTTAACGGTCGTCACATACACGAACTCCCGCGCGACGAGCCAGTTGTGACCGTCCTCCCACTCAAGCTCCAGCGGACCTTGACAGCCTAGGCGCATGTACCTTACTCGGCAGCTCCGATGTCCCGGCTGCGTTTGGCGATGCGGTCGCTAATCGACCACTCCGGCTTGTGCATGTCAGCCGGATGTAATGCCGGAGCACCCTCGGGACCGGGAGGAGGCGGTTCCGAAGGTGCCCCTGGCGCCCCAGCAGGTTCAGCTGCGGGGGGTGTCGGCGGCAGACCCGCTTGCGCGGTCAGCAGCATCTGTTGAGCAGCTTTGAGTTCGTCCGGGGTCGGAGCCTGTCCGTTGTGGATAAGCATCGCGACCACCAGCGGATTCTGCAGGTCGTCCTTGCCGGTGAAGCGGTAGCTGATGTTCGGCTGGTCCGGCTTCTGGGGCTGCGGGTCGACTACGACGTCGGCCGGGTCAAGGCCCGACAGAGCGGCAATCTCTTCGATGATGGGCTTGGCGTTCACGAAGCCCGACTTCGCCGTCAGGTTGAGGAACGTCGTCAGCTTCGAGATGCGAGCGCCCGAATCCAACACGATGGTGGAGTCCGGCAGGATGTCGAACACCAGGTCATGCAGAATAGCCTTCGAGTCCCAGGCACCTTCCATCGCCTGCTTCTCTTCGGGCGTCAGTACGCTGAAGTCCGAGTAGAGGGCCATGAGCCCGGCCGCGACTTCGCAGATGCGGAGGAAGTGCGCCGCAACCTCGCCTCGCTCCTGGCCGATGCCGGTGGCGAAGTTCTGCTGCTCGATGTTGGCTTCGGTGCCGGTCTTGCGGCTGCTGGCGCTCGCCGTCCCCTGCTGGTTCGGGCCGATGCGCCACGTCTCCATCAGGTCCATCTTCGTCTGCTGGTCGAACGAGTTGTCCTCAGACGGATAGGAGGCGCGAGCGATTTCCCCGATGCTACGGCTGCCATCTCCGTTGGTCGGGATGAATCCCTGGTAGACGCCGCGCATCAGCGAGTCCTGAATCGTGCCATCGATGCGGTTGACGTCGAACCACCGGAGCGGCGTCGACCGGTCCCGGTTCATGAACATCTGGGCGCGTGAACGCCGGAGGTCATCGACCTGCGGGCGGCCGGCAGCCGTATCAGACGGCGGAATCGGGTTGTCGCTGATGTAGGTCAGCGCCAGCGTCTGAATCGGGAACAAGCAGGCGCCGACGTACTTGCGCGTCTTCTCGTCGTAGCGCTGGCCCTTCCACTTCTCATGGATGACGGGCTCGGTCTTGCCGTGAACGAAGACGATTTTCCAGATTTCCTTGAAGTTCTTGCAGTCCGGGTCGAACTTGTAGCGCCAGTAGTAGAGTTCATCGAACCGGACGCCCTCTAGGCTGAGGAGCGACTCCCGCTCGGGGTCAGAGCGCAGCGTCTCCGTGATGCTCGCTTCCTGCGTCTGACAGACGGCTTCCTTGTCGGCTGTCGTGAGGCCCTTGGAGGTATCGGTCGGCTTGAACTCGTTGAGCGCTTCCGCCCACGAACATCCGCCCGAACGCCCAATCCACGGACCTTTGTTGTAGTCGGACCCCACGAACTCGGTCGGCAGCAACAGGTCGGTCGGGCTGATGCGCGTGCCGAACAGCAGGTCGCTGACCGGCCGCTCTATCGTCCGCGTAGGGATAGGCGTGCCGTTGGCCTTGGCGGCCGCTAGGACCTGCTGGAGCACATCGTCCGGAATCTCTGCCACTGGCATCGGACCGTTAGGTCCAGGCAGAGTATCCATGACAGGTAGCTCGACGGACTCAAACCGGGCAGCGTAACCAACGATGATGCCGCCAATGCCGCTAGCGTTGACAACGTCATTCAGCTCCTCTTTCATCGCGACGCCGACGTCCATCCGCTTCCGGCCAATCTCGTAGTTCAACTGCTTGAGGAAGGGAGCAACCGCCGGCTTGTAGGCCTTGTTCACATGGGTCCCTCGCACGGTCGGGACCTGCGAGAACAGGTTGGCCGTCTTCGTCTTGGTGAGGGACCAGTCAGGGTTGAGCGGCGCCTGGGCGTCCGTGGTGCCGTCAGTAGCCCCTTCCACGTAGAGAGCCGCTGCCTTCCCGAGTCTGCGGTCGACGTTAGCCTTCCATTCGTGCAGGAAGGTCTTCCGCTTGGTCTTAGCGGCCTCCGCGCGAGTCTTTAGGTGCTTCTCGATGTCCTTGCTACTGGTCACCGGACCGGCCTCAGGTGAGGTCGCTTCGGTGGCGACGTCCTCAGGCGAGGGGTCGCCTACGGTGACGTTGTCCTGCTCGGTGAGTTCCATTGGGTACCCTTAGCTTAACACGGCTTATTAACGTGCCACGGGTTTTGGTTGCATCCAGCGCCGGCTTGTAGAGGCCACCGGGTCCCTAGAGGGCGGAGCTTGACCCATACAGAAGTAGGCTAGGGCCACCACCCAGTGGTCGTCCCCGTCTGCCAGCTTCCTTTGGTCGGTCTTGTCCATCCGCATCTGTGGGATGGTCCGTATGAGGTCGGTGCATCCGTAGGAGTTGCTCTGGCCCCCTCCTTGCAGGATTTGCACTTTAGGTACCCCATCGATAAGCTCATTTAGGAACTCATGTACCGCATACCCGTACAGAATCCTGTCGTTCTTAGCTGCGGTGACCGGGACCCCATTCGTCTCGAAGATTTCACCGATGGAGTAGTCCTGACCTTCCTTGATGAGCATGGTGGGGTCACAGAAGCTCTCCACGACCTTCATTCCCTCCGACTCGCGTTTGATGTCCTTGGCGACATCAGCTGCCAGAGTCTTGCGCCAGCTCCGCTCCTTGAAGACGAAGGCTCGCTTGTTCGGGAGAACGGCTATCCAAAGGCAGACTGCTGGGTCTGGGAAGTACCCCCAGTCGATAGCCCGGTAGATATTGACCCACGACAGCTCAGTAAAGGGTTCGCCTTTCCAGGTGGGAATGCTCGGCGCAACGTGCCAGGGCTTCCCCTCTTCGCTGGTTTTGTGGAAATCGCTGAAATAGGCGCCCTCATTGACAAACTCGCCAAGCAACCAGGCCCTACGGACATGTTCTGGAAGGTTGCGGAGTCGGGCCGCATACGTTTTCCCATCGAGATGCTGGTTCTGGTCAAGCG